ATTACTGCCGTCATAATTCCTCCTAAGAACTAATTGTATCGATGTATGAACACATAACATCTAGTGAACTTGCGGTATCACTAACTGCTTCTAATGTATCAGTACTCGCTAAAACAATTTTTGCTCCGCCTTGGATCAATTCGATAGCTGAATTTGGTGGAATGTTGACTCCTTTTGCTAAAAAGTAATCGACTCCGCCTTTTGCAATTTTAACATCAACTAAAATAGTTGTTGCTACAATATTACAACATCTAATTCCTATAACTGCATCATAATTTCCGCCAGCTAATATAGTAGTATCGCCTGTTCCAATTTCTCGTGCTAAAGTGTTTCTAAAATCTTGTGCCATAATTTTTTCCTATAACGCGACAGCCATTGCTAATGCAAAACCTGCGCTCGCTGCTCCTACTGGGGTTCCACTTGCGTCTAAATAAACAGCTTTGCTTGCTGGTAAAGTACAGAATACATCTTTTGTACCACTGGTAAAATTTACTGCTGCATCTCCATTTGAACTTGATATAACTGTAGTTCGTGCAAGGGTGTCAGGTGTGGCATCAGTTACAGTTCCACGGCCAACTTCCCATTCAGTTGTTCCTTGATTAAAAATTGTATAGTAAGTTGTATTTCCAGTTCCAATTCCTGCAACAAAACCTTCAAAGCCTGTTGCGACACCTGCTAAATCAAAAGTGCCTGTGCCAGTTGTTGTACTCGTTTCTTTTACTCTGTCATTTATAACTAAAGCCATTTTTATTTTCTCCTATTATGCCATGCTTATAATTGCATCAGCTGGTGTTGATGGATCAGGGAAAGTAACTTTAAATGTACCTGCCGTAGCAGTTTTATTTCCTGAAAAATCTAACGCCACACATAATTTGTCTCCTTGAGTATCATTATAGATTGCTCCATACGCTGCAGTAAAAGTAGCTGTTGTCCAAGTCGCATCCGCAAAATCACAAGTTGCAACTGCCCCTGTAGAAACAACTGCATTACTACCTAAAGCTTTGCCGGTTGCTGTGTATCCTATATAAGGTAATGAAGCACTCACTTCACTTGTCGCTGAATAAACAGTGCTTGATGTAGTGTAGGGTTGAGCCGTATAAAGTGCTAATTTAAAACTGTCTCCTCCGGATGCAAAATTATGCGTCCCCGTGAATAGTTCTCCACGAAATGCAAAAGGTATTATGTTTGCCATATTTTTTTATCTCCTTAAAAAGTTGATGGTGATTCTGATTTAATGGGAAGACGAATAACTCCATCTTGATATTCGTTTCTGCGTCTACGGCCCATTTGTTCAGTCGCATACGTTTCTAAAGCTTCTTTGTAATGTCCTTGATAAAGTTGTATCATATCCATGGGACCTTTCAAGTACCCATATGCATTTACCAGAGATGCATATAAAAGTAAATCTTGATATTTATTTGATAAATAGGTTCCACTCGTACTGACTGAGGAATCTGTTAAACTTGTTGGTTCTTTATTATAGGCTAAAGTAATAGCATAAGCTGTATCTGGTGTAGGAGCTACAACCCAATAGTTTTCGTCCCAATTGGCATAATATTTAGGAATACTTGTTGAAGATGAACTTGGGGTTGAATAATATTCTGCCATAAAACTAGGGTCTCTTTGTTCTAAATAAACCTGATCCCCATCATCGTTGGTTAATTGAATATATCTAATGACTCTTAAATCCGATGGAATCGTCACATATCTATTTCCAATTTGACATGTAGATGTAGCGTAGAATCGTTCTAAATCAGCATCAAAAGATCTGTAAATTTTATTTTCAGCATTCTCAATAAATTTATTTACAACAGCATCACTAAAAACTGTAGTTCCTACTTCTGTATATCCTCTGATATCGTCTTGTAAATTTGCTAAAGTGTATGTTAATCCTGCTGGCATATTATTGTGGTCCTATTGCTTTTAATGTTACTGGTCCGGAAGATGTATTATAGCCACCTCCACTGATTTGTCCAGTAGTCGCTGTACCTGCGCTATTGAAATAATAATAATTATCTGGAGTTAATAAATTTCTAACCGTTGTTCCAGCCGAATGAGTCGCAGCAGTGCTTCCATGAGCCCCTCTGGTAACTCCAGTTAAAGTTGTACCATTAATCCCAGTATAAGTAATAATTTCAGTTCCCCCCGCCTCTTTTACTGAAATAGCATTGGTGGGAGTTCCACTTGAATTATTAATAGTAGGAATACGAGGTCCACTCGTTTGAAAATTAGTAGCACTCGTTAAAGTAATTCCTGTTGTAGCTGTGGTACTAGAAATAGAAGAAAATAAAGTTGTTGTCACTGTAGTGTATTGACCAGGAACTACTGTAAATCCTGCGGCCCCACAAATAGTAGAACCTAGTATACCATCTATGTTTGCAATATTAGCAAAACCAACAACAGGATTTCCGGCAACTGGACCATCAAGTCCTACGGTATCGGGAGTTCCTGTTCCAGGAGAAGTTGTAGGAGGCCCTCTAAATCTTATAGTAGTTCCATAAGTTCTTTGATGATCTCCTGAATATACATTTACAAGTCCTGAAGCTGCAGAAATAGTTGTTAGAGGATTAAAATCTAAAAATCTTAAAGCATCAGGTGAAGGTTGTTGAGGTCTTGATTTTGTTAAAGCGGTTGGATCAGCTGCACTTGGTTTCGGATCGAGTTGAGGTTGCTTAGATTCAAATTCAGAATAGTGTACAAACAATCCATTCCATTGTGTAACCATTTCATTCCATGGAAAAGATTGTCCACTAATGTCTGAAACTGCTAATGCAAATTTTCCTTGTGCAAATCGAGCCATAATTATGCGCTGGATGGATAGTATGTTTTCGGAGTAATATAAGTACTACTCTCGGACCCATCTGCTGCCTCCGCTCTTAGTAATTCATCTTCGTATAATAATTTTAAATTTTGTGTTCTTTCAGGATTATATTTCATACTGATGTAATAAGCTAAACCTGCACACATACAGGGAATATAATAATAAGGAACATCTGCTGCATTTGTATAAGCACCTGCATCTTCAATTCTTTTCATGTAATAAAATTGAACTTGATCTCCAGCCTGACTGGCACTTGGAGTTGTGTATAAGGTAACTGTAACTCTATCTATAAATCTTTGAACCCAGTATTGTGAAGGTTGTCCTAATGCTAATTTATTAGATAAAGCAGAATAAGTTGATCTTGAAATTTTTGTTAAGGGACTATCGGATTGACTTGTTGTACCTGCGCTACTTCTATACGATGCTTCAAAAATATCATCGGTACCATATAAAGCGGCACCCGCACTATTTAATAAAGTTGAAGTTCCATCTGCGCTTGAACGATAACCAATGTATTGATTGGTAGAAGCGACAAGAGTTAAGTAACCATCTGCGATTTCCCAGAGATGAATACCTCTGTTAGCCCACTCTTGAAACATAATATTTAAAGAGCGTCTGGCAGTTTTTAACTGGTAACCAGCGACTCCTCTAATACCACATCTCTCGAAAGCTTCTTCAATGATATCATCAATTGCAAACGTTTTCCCGAACGTTGCTGTTCCGGATGTTGTGTTAGCCATACAGTTTCCTTACCCGTCGTAGAATACTGTTACATTATCTGCGAGATCAGTTGCTCCGAGATTAACATACGCGCCTGCTTTAAACAAAACTCCATTATCAGGAATATAAGGATCTACCGGTGTTTGATCAGTATATACTCCAATCTCTAATGTTTTAGTTCCGCTTGAAGAAGTGTTTTTAAAATCGATTAGTCCTTCTGTACCTGATGGAACAACATGCATTCCTCTAATTCTAGTTCTTCCTGGAGTAACTACACCTGTTCCAGTTGTAGTTGCAGTAATTCCACAAGACACATCTGTACAAGTTCCTGAGTGAGTTATACTTGTTACTGAAACAAAAACTTGAGTCGTTGTAACCGTTGCACTTCCAGCTGGTCCTGTAATTGCTGTTTGACTTGCACTCTCACCATTAATATCCATTCCAGTTACATCAAAAGTAATTCCTGCATTTGTTGTCCCTGTCGTAGAAATAATAGTTATAGTTGTGCCTAAATTTCCTGGTACGAGAACACCGTTTTTGCCGGTGTCTGTTAAAGTCATACTTCCTGAACCACTATTAGTTTGATTAGCACAAATAGCTGCTGTACTAGCCCCATTAGCTGCAAAAGTCTTCGACTTTACGCTTGTTACGTTTCCCATAATTTTCTCCTAATATGTCTAAGCTCCCGAAGGAGCTCAGAACAAATTTATTAGTTAGTTGCGTTTACTTTTTGTAACCATTCAACACTTAACGTAGCTTCACCTGTACTCAAGACATCGTCGGTATGAGCAGTAAGTAT